AAGAGCTTCCAAACATTTTTTGGAAGCATTTTTAAATCGGACACAAAATAGCGTGTCGCTGGATTTGCGTAACCAGCACTAAGGGCCGTTGGTCCTTTTTTATTCTGCTAAAACAAGTTCGTATAGCTCACGCCAGTTTTTGACCACAGGGTATGAACACTCATGATGCATGTTGTGTCCGTGTTCAATAAGGATTGAGCGCAGTCCTAAACTGTGGCCAACATCAGCATTGGCAGGCTTGTCTTCAATCCACCACATGTCGCTGTCCTTGTATGGAGCCAATGCTGAATCTTTGTCTGCACCTGTATCCAAACAAATCACTGACTCAATGGCATTGCCAAACAGTTTACGCAAATTCATTTCACGCAGTTTGCCTGCGTTCTTGTCTAGGCTTAGACTTGTGATCACCCGGAATTCATAGCCGTGTTCTTCGTGCAAGCGTTTAACATAGTAGGCAGCATCACGAAGCGCAGGAAGAAAGCCAATGGCTGCTGACTCGTTAAAAGTTTTAACTACCTTCTTAGAGTCTTTTTCTTCCAGCTCTGCATAGTGGTGATGTAGATAATAGCTCTTCTTATTATCTGCTGTGAGCGTGTATCCCCGTTCTTGCATCCAAACTGAGAATGCCCATTCCCAATCTAGTAGAACACCGTCGGCGTCTGTGAGTATAAGTTTGTTTTTCATGCTGTAATTATAACACTAGTTTAGTCATATGTCAACGGGCTAAGTAAAAGATGACTACAATAATCGCAACTTTGGTAATGGTTCAAATTACCATTGCCTGTGTTACTCTATTCCTACATAGAAGCCAGGCCCACAGAGCAGTACAATTTCATCCAGCGGTAGAACATTTTATGCGTTTTTGGCTTTGGCTAACTACTGGCATGGTTACCAAACAATGGGTAGCTATACATCGCAAGCATCACCAGAAGAGTGATCAGGAAGGTGATCCACACAGCCCACAGATCTATGGTATTTGGCGTGTGTTGTTCAAAGGTTGGATCTTGTATCACGATGCTAGCAAAGACACCGATATGGTCGAGAAGTTGGGCATTGGTACACCCGATGACTGGATCGAGCGTAAACTCTATACCCCACACAGCCGCATAGGGATTCTTCTTATGTTGGTCATAGACCTTGTTCTTTTTGGCCCTATCGGACTAGTAGTGTGGGGTATTCAAATGATCTGGATTCCTTTATGGGCGGCTGGCGTGGTCAACGGACTAGCACATTGGGTCGGCTATCGCAACACCGATACCAAAGATACTAGTCGTAATCTAGTGCCCTGGGGTATATGGATCGGTGGGGAAGAGCTACACAACAATCATCACGCAGATGGAGCCAGTGCCAAGTTCAAACATCGTTGGTGGGAAATTGACATAGGTTGGGTTTACATACAAATTCTACAGTTCTTAAGACTGGCAAAGTTACGCACATAAGAAAAAGCACCCGAAGGTGCTTTTCTTTTACTACTATAATATACCGCTATGCGGTTAATAATTTACTTCTTTACGCCGCTGTTAACAAATGAGTACATTTTTTCAGCGGTTTCTAGTACTTTATCAAGTCCTGGAAATTGTGGCATTTCAACTTTGCTGACAATTTGACCAGTCTTCTCGTCACGAGTAGCAGTCATTTCCCAGCCTTGGAATTTGGCATGGAAGTCTTCTTGTACTAGGCTCTTAGCCATGCCCAAGATGTCTGTACGGATTTCATAACCGTTCTTGTTGAATTTAACTTCTGGTAGCTTTGGTGCTTCGAATGTGTTTGACATAATAATCTCCTGTGTGTTAATGTCTGTAATTAACAACTACTTCTTTTTCGCTGTTAACTTATTATATATGCTTGATGACAGAAAAGCAACTACTTCTTGAACTTTTTTGTTCGTTCTTGAATGATGTTGACAATCTTGTCACTGAGCACGACTTCATAGTGGTTGTAGTCCACTTCTACTAATTCCATATCATCATGGTGTTTCATGCTGGCTATGGTTACAACTCCGTCATTGGGTTCAACCATAAACGGACTTTGTCCTTTTACAGTAACCACGTTGGTCCATGGATGCTGTATTTTAATCTTTCTTGCTTCTTTCATTGCCCAACTACTGGGCCCAATATCACGCATTAGTCTGCTGAACGGTAGGAAGAACTGAGCAAACTCTGCTACTTCAGCGCCACCATAGGGTGTGCTTAGTGTAACAGCACCTAACACCTGTTTAGGTATAGCATTGGCTAGGTGTAGACTATAGATGCCGCCTAGGCTGTGTGCTATAAAGAATACATCTTTGGTCTTGCCAATTTGGTCTTTAATGGCTGCTAGGTTATTTTCAAACCCATTGCGACTATCATAGTTAACAGAAATGCCATCACCAATTTTGCTTCGGATATAATTGAAGCTTTCACTGGTAGCACTAGCGCCGTGGATATATACCAGCTGCATCATTTACTCCCAAGGAGTAGGTGATGGTATAGCGCAAGGGCCTTCTGCAGGCTCTGTTCCGTAGTCAGCAGGAGTAATGATTTCTAGGTATTCCATATCTGGACTGTAGTCGTACAAGTAGTGTACAATACCAGGACGTTGCTGCACACAATCGCCCGCTTCAACTAAATGGATTTTGTCTTCATACATGAACTTGGCCCAACCCTTCAACATGTAGACAATTTGAAACTCAGCCACATGAATGTGCCAGCCAGTGCCGCCTGAACCTTCTGGGGGTAAGTTGGCTTTGGTAATATGAGCAAGAACTCGCCCGTGTGTTGCATCTGCTACACCAAGGTCTTTGTATAGAAAAAAGTCGCGAAGTCCGCCACTTTTAAACTCTACTTCAGATCCTTTGATGTGTGAAAACTTGGTAGTCATAGCTACTCCTTCTGTGTGTGTTTATTTATTGCACCTTGCGGTGCAGCATTCACTTAGATAGCATCAATGCTTTAGCTTCGTTGTACATGCCTGAGCGGGCCAATGCGGCCGCAGCACGAGCCTGTCCAATGCTTATGCTGAATTCATAGAGTGCGTTTAAAAAGTTTTTCATAGATAAGTTTCCTTTTGAGAATTGAATTGTCGGATGTAGTTTTCCAACTGTGCGGCATCGGTAATGCCTTTGGTGCTTAGATAGTTGTCTAAGCGGCTCTGGTAAGAGCTATCAGGGAACATTTCGGATAATCGTTCCAAAATCCCTAGCATGAAGTTTGATATATGTTGCATAGTGTGTCCTCAGTGTGTGTAGCTACTCATGGTTTCTACTGAGTATTTAGTTCACTATACATTACAACTTGATTAAAATCAACATAGACTTTCACCAAAAACTATTGTATAATAAGATTTAATTTGAGTTAAATACGTAATAGGAAACAGTTTATGAAACTTCGCACCAGGTCAATTCTGCAGGAACTTAACAGCATTGCTGAGGTACGTAGCACAGACAGTCTAATCGAAAGTCGTGCTACCAACATCATTAATTCTGCAATTAACCTGTTGGAAAGCATCCACAAGAATTACGATGCTGAAAGTGCCGATGAGTTAGAGCGTAGGTTAATTAACGCTATCAAGGGACAGGATCCTAGTAAATTTACACGTGGTGTGCGCAGGATTGCAGAGTCACGTAAACAACGAAGAAAACTAGATGAAAGCAATGACAACCAAGTTATTTGAAGGCGGCAACGTATTTAAAGGGCCGGACAAGCAGCCGCTGACACAGCGTATTGCTACGGCAGACGTTGAAGAAACAGTGGCCTATATTGAAAAGATCACCGGCTTGGATTTTACCAAAGAGAAAGATCTAGACGATAAGAAACCAGTTAAATGGTTAGGCACCACAGGACGTAAAGCACACGAAGATGGAACTTTTGAACGAAACAGTTCGGGAGATCTAGACCTAAGTGTAGATGCCAACGAAGTAGATAAAAAAGAGTTTGCAGCCAAACTTATATCACACTTTGGCAAGGAGAACATCAAACTCAGCGGCGACAACGTACATTGGAAAACACCTATCAAAGGCGATCCAGCCAACGGCTTCGTACAATCAGACTTTATGTTTTCAGCCAACCCCAAGTTCCAACAGGGATCGATGATTGGCGGCAGTGGTAATTATCGTGGTGAGCATCGTCATATTTTATTGAGCAGTATTGCCCGTGCTAGAGGCATGAAGTACAGTCCCAAGCACGGTCTGTTGAATCCACAAACAGACGAACTATTGCCCAATGGCAACGATTGGAATCAAATTGCCAAAGAACTATTAGGACAGACTGCTACTATCAAAGACATCAAGTCAGTTGACACAGTTCTCAACTATATTAAAAAACTGCCCAACTACGAAGAACTTGTTGCAGGCGCTAGAGAGACATTGGGCAAACAGGGCATTGAACTCCCCAAAGCCAATCAAGTAGAGAGTTATCAACCAGGAACAATTGGTTGGATGCGTCAACTAATAGATATTGTAAAATGAGATTTTGGGAAATATTAACCGAAGACGAAGCTCCTGCTCCTAAGAAAGTAGGACGTGAGTTCAACCACCTAGAAGATCTAGTGTTCACAGAAGCTGACGGTGCTGTTCGTGCTATCAAAGTGTTGAAAGATCTAGCCAGTCCAGAAACTAATATCACAATCAAATGGGACGGCAACCCCACTGTCTATTGGGGCAGAGATGATGATGGCACATTCCGTTTAGTGGGTAAAAACAACTGGGGTCGTGAAGAAGGCAAAAGCTCTAGTCCAGAAGAACTGGCTGGATTTATCAACAGCCGAGGCAAGGGCGAAGAATGGCGTGCCAAGTTTGCCGGAGACATGGCTGCACTGTGGCCTGTGTTTGAAAAAGCAACTCCAGCAGATTTCAGAGGCTATGTCTACGGTGATATTCTGTTCCATCCTGGCAAACCTTATCAAGGTGGTGATGGACGCATAAGTTTTACTCCTAATCAAACAACCTATTCAGTAATTGGCAGTAGCCAAATTGGTAGAGAATTAGCCAAGGCTAAAGTAGCAGTGGCCGCACACAAACTCTTCAGTTACTTTGGAGACAAGAGCGGTGAGGATTTTACAGATCCTGATCAGTTTAGTACTAATCCAGAATTGAAAGTATTTGGCCTAACCAGTGTTAGCCATAGACCAGCTGTGGGTGCAGAGAATCTTGCCAAAATTGAAGTCTTGGCTAAAATACAACCTGCCATCAACAAATTGCTGGCACCTGTTGCGGGCATGGGTTATCTACAAAGTGAGATCTATACTTTTGTTAACACGCAGAGCAAGGCCAAACAACTGGACAAAATCAACACAGAAGCCTTTATGGCCTTTGAGCAAAAGACTCCTGCAAAAGCAGCCAAAATACAAGCACACAGCGAAGCACATCCTGGCGTAATGGACAAGATGTTTGAGCTAGTACGTGAAATCATGGCGGCCAAAGATGAAGTGATTCGCGAGCTTGATGGTGCAGGTGGAGACATCACAGCCACTACAGGCGGCAAACCCGGTGGCGAAGGCTATGTAGCTGGTGGCGCAAAGCTAGTACCACGTGATCGCTGGACTCCATTTAGAGCCGATTAACTGCCGTAAAAGGCTGATTTTTCCAATCCAATATAAATAATAATGCCGGTCCCGGAGCGGGATCATTGATTAAGGAGAAAATATCATGGCAAATCTATCAACAGTTTATCAAACATATGACAACACAGGTACAGGTATTGCAGCATCTTACCTAAACGCTAACTACGCATCAAAGACAGGACAAGGTATTGCTGGTAAGACCACAGTAGTAACAGTCGGTGTTGGCGGTGGTGCTATCAGCCAAGCACAATTAGACGGTATCATTCGTGGTCTTACTTTTGGTGCTAGCTTGGTAAGCGGTGCAGCTCAAGCTGACGCATTTGTAGTTATTGGCGTAGGTTCTTTCACAGCTGGTAGTTCAACTTCAGTTGTTCTAGCACTAAACGGTACAGGTACACCAAGCACAACTGGTGGACAGTACTTTGCAGCAAACACATTGGCGATCACAGCAACATTCGAAGGTCTACAATAAGCAGTAATTTCCTAGGGATGGGAAGTGGGGGCGGATTTATTCCGCCCTTTTTTTGTCTGTGTAAATAGTAGCATATTATGCCACGCTATCGTATTATCACACTTGTTGACATCACCAGGACTAATCCAAACAGGTCTGAGAATGACCAATTGAAATTAAGCCAACAGGCCAACTTCAACAGTCTGCTACAGGCCATCGGTCTAAGATCCAATGTACAATGGATGAGAGACCCTATAATCAATACAGGTTCGCTGCCCTATGATATAGGAGGCAAGGCCAAACATTGGATATGGGACTTTGATGTTGAACGAGATGATGTATTTCTAAAAGATGCAGATTCTGTAGGTCTACTTGTAGACGATTTAAACGGTGTTCCTATCATACCAGAATTAACTAACTCTGTTGAAATAGACCCTGCTTGTTTTATCAGCAAAGGTGAGCGAGCTAATATTTGGGCCCGTGATATTACTAATTCAATATAAATAAAGCATATAGGCAACTTACCATTAGGCATTCAATCATAGACTAGGCACATGGCTCGGAGCGAGCACTTGACTTATAACATTGGAGATAGCCATAATGGCCACGAAAGAAGCTGTAGCACAATTGGCTGCACTACCTGAGCGGGTAGCTGTAGTTGAAATCAAAGTAGAAGCGATTAACGAAAAACTTCTTGACATCAAAAGTGATGTCAGAGATATGCACGACTGTTTAGATAACACTCGTGATTTACTGGATAAAAAACTGTGTGAAATGGCAGAACAATCAAACAGCCAACATGCAGAATTAGCTGATAAGATTGGTGATCTAGAAAAAATAAAAAGTAAATTTACTATGTATGCCATGGCTGGCTTGGCCTTTGCCGCAGGCACTGGATGGCTTAATTCTATAAATTTCCCCCACGTACTCAAATTCCTAGGACTTTGAAATATACGCAGTTAAATATAGGACCTTAGGGTCCTTTTTAATGACAGATATCCAAAGACGGCTTGACCAAGTCGTCAGCAAAGAACTAGCTAATAACATAATTCCTGTTAAGACAGATCGAGGTATTCTTGTTGGCTCCGTACTCATAGTCAGTGAAGGCTCAGTTAAACATCTTTACAGAAAAGAAGTTTGCGTATATAATAGCATAAGTCTAAACTTAGTGGCAATCAAGCTGGCCAATGCACTGGCCAAGAATCAAAACTCTGTGAAAATGGATAGGCTGTATCGTGCGGATCAAGAATACGGGCGTTGGTTTGTAGACAGCCAAATACTGTTAACCAAGTACCATTCTGCAACCAAAAACAAAGATTATGAACGTGCCGATACACTGTGGGCCAAGTACTGCGAAAGCAAGGAAAGGACCAGTTCAGCAAAATCTACCGCTGTAGGTTTAACTTATTACGTATAAATACTACATCAATCTGGATCCCTAAAAATGAGAACAACAGAACTTTTTAAATTTAATAGATCTCCTAAAAGACTAAACGAATCTTTGGAAAAACTATTTGG